CGTTTTGCTAGAGTTTTGCTAAGGCATTAAGTTAAAGGGTGGCTTAAACTAAACCATTGATTCTATTGAAGCGGGGTTCATTTTCAGCTTGTTTTCATCAACCTTTGCGATGACTTTTTAAAAACTAACTGAATGCCAGTAAAAACGGCAATGAGGTCGGCTGAATTTTCAGCTTACCTCTTTGTCGGAATAACCAACGGGCTGAAAATTCAGCCCGTTAATAAGCCGCAAGATAGGTTGCTCAAATTTGAGTAGCCTTTCGATAGACAGTCACCTTTAGGTTTTTTGGTATTTTCCAAAAAACTCCTTACCTATCGTTCTTTTTCAAAACCATAGTCTTGCACTCATTTGGTTATCCAATTTTGGATTACCATGGTTTTTCAATATGTTATTGTGTTCGATAGGGGGTATGCCCAAAATTGGGCACACCCTCATTTAGAAGTTTAGTTATATGCCCGGACACTGCATCGGCTGCGCCTATCAAAGCCTTGTCGGCAACATGAGCATAACGTGCT